ATGTCGAGACTGGTTCATCCCACAGAAAAAATGATTGAGCCGAAAAAAGTGAAATACATCCCGCATGATTACCAGAGTTACGCCATCAAGTACATCGAGGAACACGAGACTTGTGCGGTGTTCTTGGACATGGGCTTGGGCAAAACATCGATTACGTTGACCGCCGTCCAGCATCTTCTCGCGGCAGGCGCGGTGAAGAAAGTCCTCGTCATCGCGCCGCTTCGTGTCGCGCAGGCCACATGGCCGGACGAGATCGCGAAGTGGAATCACCTCGCGGGGCTCTCGTTCGCCGTCGCGGTCGGCACGCCGAAGGTGCGCGAGACTGCGTTAAGAATGCAAGCACAAGTCACCATCATCAATCGCGAGAACATTGAGTGGCTGGTCAAGAAGCTCGGCAGCAGATTCGATTACGACATGGTCGTGATTGACGAGCTCTCGTCGTTCAAAAGCTGGAAGGCGAAGCGGACGCGGGCGCTGCTCTCTGTCCGTCCGCGCATCCGTAGGATTGTGGGATTAACCGGAACACCGAGCCCTAACGGCTTGATGGATTTGTTTTCGGAGTTTCGCATTCTCGACATGGGGAAGCGGCTCGGGCGGTTCATTGGGCAGTATCGTGCCGCCTACTTCACACCGGACAAGCGCAACGGCGATATCATCTACTCGTACAAGCCGCTGCCAGGCGCGGAGCAGCGCATCTACGACAAGATTGCCGACATCACGATTTCCATGAGCGCGAGCGATCATCTGCCGATGCCTCGCTTCGTCTCAACAGAACTGTCGGTCAAACTCAGCAAGAAGGAACGCGAGAGCTATGACCGCTTCTGCCACGATCTCGTGCTGCCGCTCAAGGGCGGCGAAGTCACGGCAGGGAACGCCGCCGTCCTCGCGGGCAAGCTCGTGCAACTCGCGAATGGTGCGGTGTATACGGATGCAGGCACCATCGCAAAGATACACGACCGAAAGCTCGATGCTTTGGAAGACATCATCGAGGGCATGAACGGCAAGCCGCTTCTCGTGGCGTACTGGTTCAAGCATGACCTTGAACGCATCGAGAAACGGCTGGTCGAGCGTCATATCCTGTTTGAGGAAATCAAGAGCGCAGAGAGCATCGTAAAGTGGAATCGCGGAGAGATCGCGGTCGGCCTCATCCATCCCGCCTCGGCGGGGCATGGCTTGAATCTCCAGGCGGGCGGCAGCACGCTGGCGTGGTTCGGCCTGTGCTGGTCGTTGGAACTGTACCAGCAGATGAACGCCCGCCTGTATCGGCAAGGCCAGCAACACACCGTGGTCGTGACGCACATCGTCACGGAGGACACGATTGACGAGCACATCCTCGCCGCATTGAAGCAGAAGGATAAGACGCAAGCCGCATTGATTTCGGCGGTAAAGGCGGTGATCGCATGAGTGGATACGAGGCGTTGGCGAACGCCGTCATCCTGCAGGCCGTGCGGGATTGGCGCGACGCTTGCCGTATTTTGAAGTCGTATCCGGAGAATTTTTCGGAGGAGCAGAAGCGGAAAGCCGTCGAGCGGTTCTTCCGTTCGGACTGGTTCGGCATCCTGACGGACGTGGACGGGCGGCTGCTGCTTCGGAAATTGCAGGAGGAACAGGCATCATGATTTCTTGGACGTACCTCAACAAGCGGAGCGCGGCCGCGAAAGCCATCCGCGACTATGACAGTATGCGCTTCATCATCGAGCACACGGACGATGACATCCGCACGGCGTACCATGACCTCACGAGCCTCGGCTCGCCCTCGTTCGACGGCTTGCCGGGCGCGAAGGACCCGCAGGCTGCGGAGGAGCACGTCGCGGCGGGGCTCGACGAGATTGATACGATGCGCGAGCGCTACCGGCAAGCCGTCGAATACATGAAGTGGTTTCAGCCTGCGTGGGATGAGCTTGACGAGGAAGAGCGCTACGTGCTTACCGCTTTCTTCGGCAGCCGTTATGGGGACGGAGCTGCCGATCAAGTCGGGCGACACCTCTCCGTCGAACGCTCGACGGCGTATCGAAAGAAAGACCACGCTCTCGACCATCTCGCGACATTGCTCTACGGTCGGCTGTGAGAAATTCGTGGGATTTTCGTGGGACATTTGCGGGATAATGTTGGGACGATTCAACGGAGTAGATGTGCTATACTGATAGCATGAACCATTGGGGAAAGGCCTCGGCGGAGCAAATCCGCTGAGGCTTTTTCCATGCAGAGGTGAAAGCGATGCCGAGGAAGCCGAAGCGTCCCTGCCGCTATCCGGGTTGTCCGAATCTGACAGACAACAAGAGCGGCTGGTGCGACGCGCACGAGAAGAAGATGCAGCAGCACTACGAGCATTTCGCCCGTGGCTACGACCATCGGGCGCGGTACGGCGGCAGCTGGCCGAAGGTGCGTGCGCGGTATCTTCACGCGCATCCGCTCTGCGAACGGTGCGCGGCGGCTGGCCGCTATGTCAAGGCAACGCTCGTCCACCACATCCTGCCGCTTTCGGAAGGCGGAACGCATGACGAGAAAAATCTCATGTCGCTCTGCGTTTCCTGCCACGAGCAGATTCACCAGCGGGCGAAGCAGGACGGGTAGGGGGCATCAAATCTCTGTCCGGAAAGTGTCTCGCGACCGGCGTGGGCTCTCGCGTGAAAAATTTTTGAATCAAACACCCGATTTTAGTCGACAGCGCGTCGGCTATTTTTATGCGCTGTTTTAGGAGGTGATGGGATGGCGAAAGACGGAACGTATCGCGGCGGCCGGCGCGTGCGGGCTGGCGCGAAGCCAGACGCGCTCGTCGACAAGCTGAAGAAAGACCACGTCGCGGAAATCCTCGAGCCGCCCGTCACGGAGCTCACGCCGGACGGCCTGCCCGCGCCGCCCGACCTCGCGGGCGAAGAGATGCCCGAGCCGGACGCGTACCTCTCGGCTGTCCAGCGCGACGGCAAGCCGCTCGGCGCAGACATCATCTACGCCGAGACCTGGGCGTGGCTCAAGGCGCGGAAGTGCGAACGGCTCATCAACAAGCGGCTGCTCGAATCCTATGCGATGGCGTTTGCAAGATATGTGCAATGTGAGGAAGCCGCGACGCACTATGGCTTGCTCGGCAAGCACCCGACCACGGGCGGCGCGATCACCTCGCCGTTCGTCACGATGGCGCAATCGTTCCAGAAGCAGGCGAACCTGCTCTGGTCGGAAATTTTCGAGGTCGTGAAGCAAAATTCGCTCACGCCCTACGAGGGCATGCTGCAGGACGATGCGATGGAACGCCTGCTCCGAGCGCGGCGAGGATAGGGTGACTCATTTTTCGTTGTCACATGGCTCAAATATTCGCGATCGGAGGGAAGCGGATGCAGCGCATCGCCATCATCGACGCCGACCTCGTCGGCAGGAAACGCCACCGCTTCCCAAACCTCGTGTGCATGAAGCTCGCGGGCTACCACAAGGAGCGCGGGGACACAGTCATCTTGAAACAAGACTACGACGGCCTTGGTGCTTTCGACTGTGTGTATCTCGCGAAAGTCTTCACGGACACGGTGGTGCCGCCCGAGGTGCTGCGCTTGCCGAACGTCGTGTACGGCGGGACGGGTTTCTTTTACGACCGGGCCGTGCCGCTGCCGAGCGCCATCGAACACCATATGCCCGACTATCATCTGTACGACGGCTGGGTGCAGGAGCAGATGGCAGCGGGCAAGCGGCGACAGGAGTTCCGCTACTATCTCGACTACTCCATCGGCTATCTGACGCGAGGGTGCTTTCGCCATTGCGCATTCTGCGTGAACCAGCACTACGATCAAGTGATGGTACATAGTCCTCTCGCAGAATTTCTCGCGCCCGACCGAAAGAAAATCTGTTTGCTCGACGATAACTTTTTCGGCTGTCCCGCATGGAAAAAACTGCTCGGCGAATTGCAAGCAACGGGCCGCCCGTTCCAGTTCAAGCAAGGGCTCGACGAGCGTCTGTTGACGGAAGAACGGTGCGAAGCGCTCGTCTCGTCAAAGTATGATGGCGAGTACATTTTCGCGTTCGACAACATCGCGGACGCTCCGCTCATCGAGCGGAAGATCCAGCTGTTGCGGAAATATACACCTGCGGTGTGTCGCTTCTATTGCTTCACAGGCTTCGACCGTGCGGGCAAGTGGGATGCGGCATTCTGGCATCGCGACCTCGTGGAGCTTTTGCAGCGCATCCGCATCCTCATGCGATACCGCTGCCTGCCGTACGTCATGCGTTTCGAGCGTTACGTGGAAAGCCCGTATCGCGGGATGTATATCACACTCGCCCGCTGGTGCAATCAGCCAGCCTTCTTCAAAAAGAAAAGCCTGCGCGAGTTCGTCGAAGCGAACGGCGCAGGCAGCGTTACCGAGAGATATTTCAGCGGCTTCGAGAAAGCATTTCCCGAGGCCGCTTCGTTTTCGGATTTGAGATTCGGGGAGGTTTAGACCCTTGGCAGATACACAGAAATTCGAGCAAATCCCGATTGACGAGCTCGTGCCGTATGCGCGGAATGCGCGGACGCACAGCAAGGAGCAAATCCAGCAGCTGCGCTCGTCGCTCCGGGAGTTTGGTTTCGTCACGCCGGTCGTGATTGACGAGAAGCACACGATCCTCTGCGGCCACGGGCGCGTGGAAGCGGCGAAGGCCGAGGGCATGACGAGCGTGCCGTGTGTCTACGCCGAGCGCCTGACGGATGCCCAGAAGCGGGCGTTCATCCTCGCCGACAACCGTCTCGCGCTCAATGCGGGATGGGATGACGAAATGTTGCGCGTTGAGTTGTCCGATCTCCAAGGCGAGGACTTCGACCTCGGGCTCATGGGCTTTGACGAAAAAGAGCTCGCGGGGCTCTTCCAAGACTCCGACGGCGGCGCGGAAGATGACGGCTACGACCTCACGGCGGCGCTTGAAAAAGCGTCGTTCGTGGAGCGCGGCGATGTCTGGACGGTCGGCAGGCACCGGCTGGTGTGCGGCGATGCGACGAATGCCGACGATGTCGCGCTGCTCATGGACGGCAAGCAGGCGAATCTCGTCGTGACCGACCCGCCGTATGGCGTTTCGTTCCAGAGCGCCAGCGGGCTGACCATCCAGAACGATTCGATGAAAGACGAGGAGTTCTACAACTTTTTGCTCAAGTCGTTCCAGAACATGGCGGCGCATCTTGAGAAAGGCGGCGCGGCCTATGTATTCCATGCTGACACGGAAGGGCTGAACTTCCGCAGGGCGTTCGTTGACGCAGGGTTCCATCTGGCCGGGTGCTGCATCTGGGTCAAGGATTCGCTCGTGCTCGGGCGTTCGGATTATCAATGGCAGCACGAGCCCGTTCTCTACGGCTTCCTGCCGAACGGGCATCATCCGTGGTACAGCGACCGCCGCCAGACAACCATCTGGAATTTCAAGAAACCGAAGAAGAACAAGAACCACCCGACCTCGAAGCCTCTTGACCTCATCGGCTACCCGATCGGCAACAGCACGCAGGCGAACGGCATCGTGCTTGACACGTTCGGCGGCTCTGGCTCGACGCTCATGGCATGCGAGCAGATGAACCGCATCTGCTTCACGATGGAGCTCGATGAAAAATACGCATCGGTCATCCTGCGGCGCTATGTGGAAGGCACGGGCCACCCGGAGGATGTGTTTGTGATGCGCGGCGGCAAGCGTTATGAATACGCTGACCTCGTTAAAGAGGTCGAATGAAAGGAGTCAGCTATGCGTGTATTTCTGAATCCCGGACACGACCAGCATTACGACAGCGGCGCGGTCAATCCGCACACGGGTCTGCGCGAGTGCGACGTTGCCGCCGAGGTCGGCGGGCTCGTGCAAGGGTATCTCGAGCAGGCGGGCTGCGAGGTGGCCGTCGTGCAGAGCGACAACCTCAACGGCGAATCGCCGTGGCTGCCGTGCGTCGTGCAGTCGGCGAATGCTTGGCCTGCCGACATCTTCGTGAGCCTGCATTGCAACGCCGCGAACGGCCAGGCACGGGGGACGGAGACGCTCGTCTTCGCGACCGGCGGCGAATCGGAACGGCTGGCGCGGTGCATCCAGCAGCAAATCGTCGATGCCGTCGGCACGGTCGATCGTGGCGTGAAGGAACGTCCTGACCTCTGCGTCCTGCGGCGCACGGATATGCCTGCCGTGCTCGTCGAGATGGCGTTCATTGATAACGATGAGGATGCTCGCCTTTTGACGGAACAGACAGATGAAATCGCCAGGGCCATCGCCCGTGGCGTGACGGATTACGAACAGGAGGCTTTCCAATGAAAATCGACATGGTGAAGCAGGAGCTCAAGAACCGCATCGGGGACTTCGTGCAGGACGAGGCGAAGGCCGCGACGGTCGTGTGGCTGAAGGACAAGGCGCTGCCCGCCGTGCAGGACGTGGCGGATGCGTACACGGCGGCGCTCAAAGCGTCGGCAACGGACGAGACAGGCTGGTGCAGATTCCGCGACGCGATTTTCCTGCCGGGGCTCGTGGATGCCGCGCTCTGGCTCACGGGCAAGGCGCTCGGCGAGATGGCGGCGAGGCAGGGTTGACGGATGACGAAGAAATTGACGCTCGGCAGCCTGTTCGATGGCAGCGGCGGCTTTCCGCTCGGCGGGCTTCTCGCGGGCATCCGTCCCGTGTGGTCTTCCGAGATCGAGCCGTTCGCCATCCGCGTCACGACGAAGCGCCTGCCGTTCGTGAAGCATTACGGAGATATTCGGACGCTCAAAGGGGACGAGCTTGAACCTGTGGACATCGTCACGATGGGCTCGCCGTGCCAGGACATTTCTATCGCAGGCAGGCGCGAGGGGCTGGCGGGCAGCCGGTCGGGGCTTTTCTACGAGGGCATCCGCATCGTGGAGGAAATGAGGAGGGCGACGCATGGAAGACAGCCGAGATACGTGGTCTGGGAGAACGTCTACGGCGCGTTCTCGAGCAACGGAGGCGCGGACTTCGAGGCCGTCCTCGCAGCGTTCGCGGGCCTTGCGGGCGAAGCCATGGCTGCTCCTCGACCTGCGAAATGGACAGGGGCAGGCGAGCTCGTGGGCGCTCATTTCTCCGTCGCGTGGCGGCTCCTCGACGCGCAGTACTGGGGAGTGCCCCAGAGAAGACGTCGCGTCTACCTTGTCGCAGATCTTGCTGGCGGGCGTGCCGGAGCGGTACTTTTTGACTCCGAGGGCGTGTCTGGGTATTCTGCGCAGGGCTTCCGCTCGTGGCAAAGAACTGCCAGCGCTGCTCAAAGCGGCGCTGGAGCGGCAGGCGAAAATGTAGCGCAGGCGCTCTTCGAGAACCACTCCCACGATTCGAGATATACAGGCCCGCTCGAGACAGCGCAGACCGTCAGCCGCACCTACGGGACGGGCGGGAACAACCAGCCGTTCGTTGTGGAAACGCCGAAGACGCTCCAAATTCGTGCGGGCTGCGAGGGCGGCGGCAAAGGCCCGCTCGTGCAGGATGACAAGAGCGCGACGCTCACCTGCGTGAACAGCCAGACGCTTTTCCAGCCAAAAGTATATGGCGTGTGCTCGAAGTCGAGCTTCGCGATGCTCTCGGACAATCCGCGCGCAGGCTTTTACGAAGCCGAGACGGCGCGAACGCTCGACACGCGAGGGCCGACGCCGGCGCGGAACCAGGGCGGGATGGCGGTCGTGGAAACCGTGCCGCCCGCCTACGCGACGAGCAAGAATTCGTTCCACCTCGACGTCCAGCAGGATGTGGCGGACACGCTCGTGGCCGTCGATTACAAAGACCCGCCGCGCGTCCTCGCGGATCCCTACTATATCGTGCGGAAGCTCACGCCGACCGAGTGCGCCCGCCTGCAGGGCTTTCCCGACGGCTGGTGCAAAGACCTCGGCACGGATGAGCCGACGGCAGAGGACGTCGCGTTCTGACGGGAGGTTTTCGAGACGTACCGCAAGGCGCTGGGGAAAAACACGAAGCCGAAGACCGAGCGGCAGATCGTGAAATGGCTGAAGCAGCCGCACACGGACAGCGCGGAGTACCGGCTCTGGGGCAACGGCGTGGCGCTGCCGTGCGTGTACTTCGTCCTCGCGGGCATCGCCTGGGCGGACGGCCTGCCGTGATTGTATACAACAGAATCCCCTTGCTATTCTTCCCGAACAGAGTGATGAATGTAGTCAGCAAAGCAAGGGAGGAATGCATCATGGAAATCACGTACAACGCAACCGGGACCCGCCGCAAGGAACTGGTCAAGGCCGTCGCGGCCTTGACGAACGAGAAGCCCGTCTACCTCGGCACGCCGAGCTTCGCCTACAAGGTTGGGGACATCGAGGTGACGAGGGACGGCACGCTCCGCCTGCCAGACGGGATGGCGGCGCAGCCGCTCGCGGAAGCCCTCGCAAGCGTCGGCTTCCACTACGAAGGAGAGATCGCCATGGACGTGGCAGAAACGAAGGACGGCGAGGCGGATGCCGATGAAGCCGTTGCGGAAGAAACGTCACAAGATGTCGCGACGGGAGCGCCAGCATTGGAAGATGTGGAGCGCCCGTTGCCGCAGGACGAGGGAGCGGCGGTGGAGCCGCCTGTCGCCACGCACGAGGAAGAACGTGGCAGCGAAGAAGAGCCGCCCGCCATCGCGCAAGGCGAGGGCATCGGCCTCACGGTGGAACTGCCCGCCGCGCAGGTGAACGTCGAGCTCCTCGGCAAGCTCCTCGAAGCGAAGGGCGCACTCATCCGCAAGGCGCTCGGCGTGACGGAGCTCCCGATGGAAACGCACGAGGACAAGGTGGCATTTCCTTGGTTCACGGAACAGCCGCCCGAGGACGAGCGGAAAGCCGCCATCGCGCTCATCAGCCACCTTGGCGCTTTCTCGAAGCAGGCCAAGCGCGTGACGGCGAAAGCGAAAGCGGTCACGAACGAGAAGTACGCCTTCCGCTGCTTCCTTTTGCGTCTCGGCTTCATCGGGAAGGAATGGAAGGACGAGCGCAAGACGCTCCTACAGAACCTCTCGGGCTCCTCGGCGTTCCGCGACGGGCATCCGCACGCGCAGGAGGTGACGGCATGAAGCGGCCATCGGAGGAACGGCTGGAGCGCCTGCGCAGGGCGTTTCCGCAAGGCGTGCGCGTGCGGCTCATCCGCATGGAGGACGCGCAAGCGCCGCCCGCAGGGACGTGCGGGACGGTGCGATGGGTGGACGATCTCGGGAGCATCCACATCGCCTGGGACACGGGCGGGAGCCTCGCCGCGCTGGACGGCGAGGACGTAGTGGAGCGGCTTCCGGGGGATTCCGGGAACGCCTGAGTATACACGAGAATCTTTCTCAATTCGCTTGCTATTTCTGTGCTTCAGAGTGATATATAGACACAACGAAAGGGGCAACGCCCCGAAGCACACACCCAGCAAGCGAATGGAGGAACCCACCATGAACGAGAAGCTCATCCAGCAAGTCGAAACCATGAAGAAGCAGACCATCGGCGTCGAGGTCGAGATGAACCGCATCGAGCGCCGCAAGGCCGCACGCATCGCCGCCGAATACTTCGGCACGAGGAACTACAAGAACACGGCGGAGCGCAACGGCTACAGCACCTGGAGCGCATGGGACGCGGACGGCAGGGAATGGAAATTCCAGAAGGACGTTTCCATCGCCGGGCCGGATGGCGAGAAATGCGAACTGGTGACGCCCATCCTCCGCTACGGGGACATCGCGACGCTCCAGGAGCTCTGCCGCCGCCTCCGCAAGGCCGGAGCGAAGAGCGACGCCAGCCGGGGCTGCGGCGTCCACATCCACATCGGCGCGGGCAAGCACACGCCGCAGACGCTCCGCAACCTCGCGAACATCATGGCGAGCCACGAACGCCTCCTCGCCGACGCCCTCCAGCTCGACGCCGGCCGCGTGCGCCGCTACTGCCGCACGGTCGACCCCGAGTTCCTGCGCCTCCTCAACAAGGAGAAGCCGCGCACCATGCAGGCGCTGGCAAGCCTCTGGTATACCTCGCAGGGCGAAAGCTACGGACGCCACCAGCACTACAACGGCAGCCGCTACCATATGCTGAACCTGCACGCCACCTTCACGAAAGGCACGATCGAGTTCCGCCTCTTCCAGTTCGACACGCCGGACGGCGAGCGCAAGGGCGGCATCCACGCAGGGCAGCTCAAGAGCTACATCCAGCTTTGCCTGGCGCTTTCCCAGATGGCCCTCGCGGTCACCAAGGCGAGCCCGAAGGAGCAGCAGAAAGAGAACCCCAAGTACGCGATGCGCACCTGGCTCCTCCGCCTCGGCTTCATCGGGGACGAGTTCAAGACCGCCCGCGACTTCCTGACGAGGAACCTCGCAGGCGACACCGCCTTCCGCCACGGGCGCTGACCCGACCGCAGGAGCTAGCCTCCTGCCACCTGGAGCCGCGAAAGCGGCCTTGAGGTGGTAGAAGGGTATCCCCTTCGGAAAGGAGAAACCAATCATGGAAAAGAAACTCTACATCGCCTACGGCAGCAATCTGAACCGCGCCCAGATGGCGTGGCGCTGCCCCGCCGCCCGCTTCGTCAAGACGGACGCCATCCCAAACTACCGCCTGCTCTTTCGCGGGAGCAAGACCGGCTCCTACCTCACGGTCGAGCCGATGCCCGGCAGGAGCGTCCCCGTGGCCATCTGGGAGGTCACGCCCGAGGACGAGGCGGCGCTCGACCGCTACGAGGGCTACCCGGCCTTCTACGACAAGGTCGAGGAAGAAAGCGGGCGCGGCTTCCTCTACGTGATGCAGCCGGGCCGCCCGCTCGGCAAGCCCTCCCTGCGCTACGTCGAGACGTGCCTCGCGGGCTACCGCGACATGGGCTTCGACGAGGACATCCTCTGGGAAGCCATCCGCGAAACCATCCACGAGAGCCGGCGCTGAGACCAATTGAACCAGGGCGGGCAAGCCGCCGACCGCCGAAAGGAGCCGCAAGGCTCCTTTCTTGTATACACACGAATCCGCTTGCTATTTCAGGCCGTCAGAGTGATATATGTACATGCAAGAAGGAAACCACCCAGACGCCTGAAAGGAGCAACCCACCATGAAGAGCATCAAGAAGACCCTGGAACAGATCGCCTGCGACAACATCGTGACCGTCCGGATGCGCGGCGGCACCCTCGAAGCGCGGTACAACGACGAAGAGGATTTCCTCGACGTTTCGGTTTGCGAACTGGAGACGGCCCTGCGCAAAGCCTACGAGGCCGGCCGGGCGGCGAAGAAGTAACCAGCCGAGCGAACCCCGAACGGGAAGGGCCTGCGGGCCCTTTCCTCGTCGTGCAATCCGATTGTATACACACGAAGCCGCTTGCTATTTCCGGCCCGCAGAGTGATATATAGACATGCAAGAAGGAAACACACCTGCGAAACCAGAAAGGGGCAAACCACCATGTACACGCACGGAACCATCCAGATCGAAAACGAGACCTTCACCTACGACGCCAAGCACTTCGAGCTGCCCTCGGAGTACGGCATCGAGGGCGGGCGCATCAGCAAGCTCGGCATCCGCAAGGGGCGCGAGGTCGTGCTGAACTACGACCGGGGCTGGGTCATCGAGCCCGAGACCGAGGGCGCACAGCTGGCGCTCCTGGTCATCTGCCAGAAGCTGAACTAAACGAGAAAACACCCGAGCGGGCGGGGCCGAGAGGCCCTGCTTGCTCGTTCGGAAATAAAGCGAACGCCGTCCCTAGGGCGGCATTTTTGATGGGCAGTTTTGCCGCAAGTATACACGCCATTTATTCCAAAATCGCTTGCTATAAATCCCGTTCAGAGTGATTAATACACATGGGGAACGAAAAAGCCCCAAGGCCAAGAACACACGCTGGACGGAGGACAAGACCATGGAAAAAGGCAGCATCAAGATTGGAAAGAGCGAGTTCACCTACACGATCGAGCGCTTCGCAGGGCCGCAGCATTACGGCATCCTCGGCGGGCGCATCAAGCGCCTGACGCTTTGTCGGGGCGGCTACATCGAAGCGGAGTACCGCATGGGATGGGAGCACACGCCGAAGGACGCTGACACGCGCAAGGCGGTGGCGCGGCTGGTGGAAGCGTTCGACGATTGAAAAAGGAACGGCGGGCGGCCCCTGCGTGGGGCTGCCTTGCTCGTAGAAAGGACGATGCCATTTTGCGGAAGCTGGAGAAATACGAGCCGACGCGCTTCATGCAGCCGACCTCGCACTACGACAAGGGCGCGGCGGATTTCGCCGTGGCGTTCATCGAGAGCCTTTGCCACACGAAGGGAACGTGGGCGGGAAAGCCGTTCGAGCTTATCGACTGGCAGGAACGCATCGTCCGCGACCTTTTCGGCGTGCTGAAGCCGAATGGCTACCGTCAATTCAATACGGCGTACATCGAGATTCCGAAGAAGCAGGGCAAGAGCGAGCTGGCCGCGGCCGTCGCGCTCTTGCTTTGCTGCGGCGACGGGGAGCAACGCGCCGAGGTGTATGGCTGTGCGGCTGACCGGCAGCAGGCGAGCATCGTGTTCGAAGTCGCGGCGGACATGGTGCGGATGTGCCCGGCGCTCTCACGGCGCGTGAAAATCCTCGCGTCGCAGAAGCGCATGATGTATCTTCCGACGAACAGTTTCTATCAAGTGCTCTCCGCCGAGGCCTACTCGAAGCACGGCTTCAACGTCCACGGCGTGGTGTTTGACGAGCTCCACACGCAGCCGAACCGGAAGCTCTTCGACGTCATGACAAAGGGCTCGGGCGATGCCCGTATGCAGCCGCTCTATTTCCTCATCACGACGGCAGGGACGGATACGCAGTCCATCTGCTACGAGACGCATCAGAAAGCGCAGGACATCCTTGAAGGGCGCAAGCACGATCCGACGTTTTATCCCGTCATCTACGGTGCGCCCTCGGATGCGGATTGGACGGCCCCCGAGGTGTGGGCGAAAGCGAACCCGTCGCTCGGCATCACGATCGGGCTCGACAAGGTGCAGGCGGCGTGCGAGTCGGCGAAGCAGAATCCCGGAGAGGAGAATGCGTTCCGCCAGCTGCGCTTGAACCAATGGGTGAAGCAGAGCATCCGCTGGATGCCGATGGCGAAATGGGATGCGTGCGCGTTTTCTGTTGATGAATCGGCGCTCGAAGGGCGCGTCTGCTACGGCGGGCTCGACCTTTCGTCAACGACAGACATCACGGCGTTCGTGCTTGTGTTCCCGCCGCGCACGGAGACGGAGCGCTTCGTCGTGCTGCCGTATTTCTGGATTCCCGAGGAAAACGTCGACCTGCGTGTGCGGCGCGACCACGTCCCGTATGATACGTGGCAGCGGCAGGGCGTCCTCCAGACCACGGAGGGGAACGTCGTGCATTACGGCTTCATCGAGCAATTCATCGGGCGGCTCGGCGAACGCTTCCACATCCGCGAGATTGCGTTCGACCGCTGGGGCGCGGTGCAGATGGTGCAGAACCTCGAAGGCATGGGCTTCACGGTCGTGCCGTTCGGCCAGGGCTTCGCGTCCATGTCCCCGCCGACGAAAGAGCTCATGAAGCTTGTCCTCGAGCAGCGCATCGCCCACGGCGGTCATCCCGTCCTGCGGTGGAACATGGACAACATCTTCATCCGCACCGACCCGGCTGGCAACATCAAGGCCGACAAGCAGAAGTCGACGGAAAAAATCGACGGGGCCATCGCGCTCATCATGGCGCTCGACCGGGCTATCCGCTGCGGAAACGATGATGGCGAGAGCGTGTACGACAAGCGGGGCGTCGTGGTGTTGTGAGGGCATGAAAAAAGCCGCCTGTGCGGGCGGCTCAAAATTTAACGGAAGGAATCGGGATGATTTCGCGAGACAAAATCTTTTTGAACTCTTGATGTTCCAAGTAGCGCGTTGGACGATGGTCTTTTTCCGTGAAAGGAATGAACGAAAGCGGCGTATAAATGTCGCCGTCTTTTTGCTCTTTGGAAAGAAAGAGGTTCAGATACAAATCGAGCTCGTGGTCAAAAAGCAAGATGCTTGCGTGGATTTTTGTCGATGGAAGTACGCGGTCTGGATAAAAGCGATACAAATCGCCGCTCATGAGCAGGGAATCCATGTGATCGAGGAAACGGATACGATTGCGAATGTATCCATATTGGCGCTTGTCCATGGCCTTCAAGGTCTTGAGCGTGATTTTTTCGCTTTGGATGCGCCTGTAGCCTTTGAGGCCGAGGAACGGTCTTTCTTTTGTGATGTGTTGGATGCCGAGCAAATGACAGAAAGATTCTCGGTAGAAGTACACTTTGATAGTTTCGCCAGTAGCCAAGTGATAAGCGAAATATCGGTCGCAAAGCGCGGAACTGTAGTAGTCCTGCAATTCTTTCAGCGTGAGCATCGAAATCCGTCCTCGTCTGTGGGGGAAAATAAAAAGGAGACGCAAATGCGTCTCCCTGGATGAGCAGCGGTGAATACCCCTACCTTCACCGACGGTCGACTCCGTTGGATGTTTAACGTCCCCAACGGAAGGGAAGGCTGCAGCTGCTCGTAGCAACCATATCTTTGTTTTTAGTATAGCCGTTCGAGAGGGAAAATGCAATCATTTTTTGTGGAAGCCGTCGCGTGAGTATACACACAGAATCGCTTGCTATTCGTGTGCATTCGAGTGATATATAGACATGCCGAAGGGAACAGAAACACACGAACAGGAGGAGATTCACATGACCAGACACGAACTCAACCACCTCATCGAAACCAAGGCCGCGGCCTACGGATTCGGCATCAAGCGCGAAGGCGAGCGCATCGCGGAGGTCACGGGCAAGGAAGAAAGCTACATCAGCATCCGCATCGTCGAGAGCCCGAACTTCGAAAAGAGCGACCTCGAAAAGCGCATCGGCGTTTCGGACATCGAAATCCGCACCAGCGTTTGCAGGATGGGCGGCGAGCCGACGATGGACGAGCTCCTCGAAGCGGCAGACGAGATCGAGCGCGGCGCGAAGCTCATGAACAATCTCCGCAGCCTGCACCTCAGCATCGAAGAGAAGTTCTGAAGCCGAACCCCACAACCACACGGCGGCATCGCTCGAAAGGGCGGTGCTTCTCGTCGTTCACAAATGCGCAAAACAGACAGGAGGCGCGTGTATGTTTCAATTCTTGAAATCCATCTTTCACACCCGCGACAAGCCACAGGACAGTTATCGCTTCTCGCAAGCGCCCTTCATCTTCGGAAGGTCGACAGCGGGGAAGCGCGTGAACGAGTTCACGGCGATGCAGACAACGGCGGTGTATGCCTGCGTCCGTATTCTCGCGGAATCCATCGCGGGCTTGCCGCTCCATGTGTATGCCTATCGTGGCGAAGGGCGGGAGCGCGTGCCTGGGCATCCGCTGTTCACGATTCTCCACGATGCGCCGAATCCCGAAATGACGTCGTTCGTTTTCCGCGAGACGCTCATGGTGCATCTGCTCCTGTGGGGCAACGCCTACGCGCAGATTTTGCGCGACCGGGCGGGACGTGTGGCGGGGCTGTACCCACTCTTGCCGAACCGCATGAGTGTCAACCGCGACGAAGCCGGGCGGCTGTATTACACGTACCAGCGCGTGACGGACGAGAATCCGAATTTCAAGCGCGGCGGCGAGGTCACGTTATCGAGCGCAGATGTGCTGCATATCCCTGGCCTCGGTTTTGACGGCCTTATCGGCTACTCGCCGATTGCCATGGCGCGGAATGCCGTGGGCATGACGCTGGCCTGCGAGGAATACGGCGCGTCGTTTTTCGCGAACGGGGCGCGGCCGGGCGGCGTCTTGCAGCATCCGGGCGTCTTGAAAGACCCGGCGAAGTTGCGCGAAAGCTGGCAGGCCGTCTATGGCGGCGCGGCGAACACGGGCAAGGTGGCCGTGCTCGAGGAGGGCATGACGTACCAGCAGATCGGCATCCCGCCAGAGGAAGCGCAGTTTCTCGAGACGCGCAAATTCCAAGTGAACGAGATTGCACGGCTTTACCGCATCCCGCCGCACATGGTCGGCGATCTCGACAAGTCGAGCTTCTCGAACATCGAGCAGCAGTCTCTGGAGTTCGTGAAATACACGCTGAACCCGTGGGTCGTGCGCTGGGAGCAGGCGCTCCAGAAATCGCTCTTGCTGCCGGAGGAGCGCAAGCGGTATTTCATCCGCTTCAACGTGGACGGTTTGCTTCGCGGCGACTACCAGAGCCGGATGCAGGGCTACGCGGTCGGGCGGCAGAACGGCTGGCTCTCAGCAAACGACATCCGCGAAATGGAGGACATGAATCCGATTCCTGCTGACGAAGGCGGCGACACGTACCTCATCAATGGGAACATGACAAAGCTCCGCGATGCGGGTGCGTTCGCACGAGAAAAAGGAGGACAAGATGAAACGTAAATTCTGGAACTGGGTGCGGGACACGGATGGCGCTCGCACCTTGCTGCTTTGCGGCACGATTGCGCAGGAGACCTGGTATGGCGATGAAGTCACACCAGGTCTTTTTCGCGAGGAGCTCGCGGGCGGCACGGGGGACATCACGGTCTGGATCAACTCGCCGGGCGGCGATGTGTTCGCGGCGGCGCAAATCTACAATATGCTCATGGAGTACGCCGGCAGCGTCACGGTGCGCATCGACGGCATCGCGGCTTCGGCGGCGTCGGTCATCGCGATGGCCGGCACGATGGTCGAGATTTCGCCTGTGGGCATGATGATGATTCACAACCCAAGCACGGTCGCGGTCGGAGATGCGCAGGAGCTTGCGTCTGCGATTGAAATGCTCGCGGAAACGAAAGAGAGCATCCTCAATGCCTACGAGCTCAAGACGGGCCTCGACCGCGCCGTGCTTTCCGACTACATGGACAGCGAATGCTGGATGAACGCGAAAAAGGCCGTGGAGCTCGGCTTCGCGGACAAGATATTGTTCGAGGACGATGCCAAGGAAATGGAACAAGCGGCGGGCGGCGTGGAGGCGATGCTGTTCTCGCGCCGAGCCGTGACGGCCTCGTTCCTCGACAAGTTGAAAGCAAGAACGTCGGCGGCAACTATCGCTGACAAAAAGGACAACCGAGTTTCGGCGGATGCGCTTCAGAAGCGTCTCTCGCTGATTCTTCACTGACGAAAGGAGTACACAATGACGGACATCATGGAACTTCGCGCAAAACGCGCAAATCTCTGGGAAGCCGCGAAGGCGTTCCTCGACACGCACACGGGCAAGGACGGCAAGCTCTCGCAGGAGGACAGCGACGCCTACGACCGCATGGAGGCGGAGGTCGTGGCGCTCGGCAAGGACATCGAGCGCCTGGAGCGCCAAGCGGCGATTGACAAGGAGCTCGCTACGCCCGCGACCGCGCCCATCACGAACGCGCCAGGCGGCAAGGCGGAGCGCCCGCGGTCGGCCTATCACGATGCGGTCATGGATGCCATCCGCAGCCGTTTCCGCAAGGTGTCGGACGTGCTGCAGGAAGGCGTCGACACGGATGGCGGCTACCTCGTGCCGGAGGAAATGGACAGCCGCCTCGTCGATGTTTTGAATGAAGAAAACGTCATGCGCACGCTCGGCACGTCGCTCACGACGAGCGGGGAGCGCAAAATCAACATCGCCGCGACGAAGCCGGCGGCCAGCTGGATTGAGGAAGGCGGGGCGCTTTCGTTCGGCGATGCGACGTTCGACCAGATCATCCTCGACGCGCACAAGCTCCACGTCGCGATCAAGGTGACGGAGGAGCTGCTTTACGACAACGCGTTCAACCTCGAAAGCTACATCATCGAGCAGTTCGGCAAGGCCATCGCGAACGCCGAGGAGGATGCGTTTCTCAACGGCGATGGCGCGGCGAAGCCGAAAGGCTTGTTCCAGATGGCGGACACGGGTGTCACGACGAGCACGGCCTCCATCACGGCGGATGACCTCATCACGCTCATTTACTCGCTCAAGCGCCCGTACCGCCGCAAGGCCGCGTTCCTCGTGAACGACCAGACGCTGGCAGTAATCCGCAAGCTCAAGGACAACAATAACGCCTATTTGTGGCAGCCGTCGTATCAGGCAGGCGAGCCCGACCGCCTGCTCGGCTATGCCGTCTACACCTCGCCGTACGTGCCGACCGTGGAGGCGGGCGCATCCGTTCTCGCGTTCGGCGACTACAGCTATTACAACATCGGCGACCGCGGCACGCGTACGCTGCAGGAGCTCAAGGAGCTCTTCGTGGGCAACGGCATGGTCGGCTATGTGATGAAGGAGCGCGTCGACGGCAAACTCATCCTGCCCGAGGCCGTGAAGCTCCTGAAAATCAAGGGCACGGCGGCAGCAAAGTCGAACGGCTGACGGCTGTTCGCAGGTTTGATGAAAGGAAGGGGATGCCTATGATTGCCGATTTGGCAGAGGCGAAAGCCTATCTGCGCGTGGATAGTGATGACGAAGATGCGTTAATTTCGGAACTGCTGCGGGCGGCGCAAAAGCTCTGCGAGGATGTGTCGCGCCTTGACGAGACACACTTCGATGCGGCGGGTGGCACGGCGAAAGCCGCCGTGCTCTACACGCTGGCGTATCTTTACGAGCACCGCGAGGAAGCCGACCATCATGCGCTTGTGCTGACGCTCCGAAATCTCCTCATGGGCGTTCGCGAGGAGGGATTTTAGTGTACGTCTCTATTGGCGAATTGCGTCATCGCGTGACGGTTGAGCGGGCCGTGACTTCCATTGACGATGCGGGCAATCTCATTACGTCGGAGTGGCAGCCCGTGTTCACCGTCTGGGCGAAGGTGCTGCCGTATTCTGCGACCATCCAGGACGGCACGACGGAGCAAGCGCCCGAGGTCGGCTACCGCATCGCGCTCCGCTATCGCACGGACATCCGCACGACCGACCGCCTGCGTTGGCAGGGCAAAACGCTGCTGCTCGTCGCGCCGCCGTACGGCAAGGACGGCAAGCGCGAGTATCTCATTCTCGAAGCGAAGGAACTGGTGGAAGATGGCTAAATACAAAAGGGCAGAAACCATCCTCAAAGAGCTCGGTGAGCAAGCGATGGAAGCAGCAAAAGCGGCGCTGGCTGATGGCGCGGAAGTCGTAGCGGATGAAGCACGGCGGCGCTGCCCCGTCTATGATGGCCGCGACCGGCGCGTCGTGAAAGGCGCACTCAAGAAGTCGATTCACGTCGTGAAAGGCAAGGGCGGCAAGGAATGCTACATCGTCGCGGACGCAATCGATTGCAAAATGTGAAAATGAAAAAATTCTGGAGTTAAGCAGGACTTTTAGGATGCGATATAGAATATATTGGCAGAAGCATAAGAAGTGTCTCATATGTTAGAAGTGTCTCATATGTTTAAGGGAGGCGGTTAGTTATGTCAGGGTTTCTCGGCCTTGTCTGGTTCGTAACGCTCATTGCGTTCGTCGTATATTGGCGCAAGAAAAAAGCAGCCAAGCGCGATTTCGGGCCGGATAGCGAGGAGTACAGGAAGGTCAGTACCATCAAGCGTGTCATCGGTGTTGTATGCGTGATCGCCTTTTTCGGGGCTGGCGCACTTGCTCCGAAGCAGGAAGACACCACGGCTTCTAAACCTGCGGTAAGCACCACGTCGAGCACATCTTCTTCGTCGAGCAGTTCTTCAGGTGCAAGCGAGAAGAAGGCCGCTTCCGAGGAAAAAGCCAAGAAGCAGGAAGCTCCGAAGAAGCAACTCACGTTGCAGCAGCAGGCGTTGAAGGATACGTCCGTATCGAATGAATATCGCAATGCCTTGAAGTCTGGCATCAACTATGCGACTGTGATGCATATGTCGAAGCAGGGCGTATACGATCAGTTGATTTCTGAATACGGCGACCACTTCCAGCCAGAAGCAGCACAATGGGCTGTCGAGCACATGAGTGACATCGATTGGAATAAAAACGCTGTGGAATCCGCGAAAGCCTACCAAAAGGAAATGGCGATGAGCCGCGCACAGATTCAGCAGCAGCTCGCATCTCCGTATGGCGATAAGTTCACGGAAGAGGAAGCACAATACGCCGTCGATCATCTGCCACAGTAA